TGCATAACGTTTATCCGAATTCATCTTGTCTACTGTGGACTCCTTTACGAGTGTCGGTGCCTGTATATAACTTTGCCGAAAGACCACCTTCTCACCGCACTCCCTACATACTGCGTGGGTGAAGCCACCTTTCGGTTCTCCACACTTCCAGTAATGCGTACACACAACAATTCCTATTAACATCTATATACCACCTTTATAAAAGTTTGGCAAGTTGCCCTATAGCAATTTAAGTTGCTGACTGTATTTATCCTCACAGGCCTTAAGTGAAACAAATGTTAGTTGCTGTCCTATCTCTAGTCCAGATGTGAACCAAGCGGTCGCGAACCAACTACTGCTGCTTTTACCGCTAGGTGTTTCAAAGTTTATTCTCTTATCGAACAGGATTATCTCTATACCATGCTTCTTGAATAATGCCTGTCTCTTCCGGGTTTCCAAGGTCGTTAAGGGTAGAAGCAGGGCAAACGGTTTTCCTAACTGGTAGCACCGATGCAAGAACTTCTGTTTGATTGAGAATGGGGGATTAGTGATAATGCAGTCGTATTTATCTGGTTCGTAGGTTAGAAAGTTCTCCCCGGTAAGTACATCGGATGCTATTACTTGGTGCCCTTGGCTTTCCAGAAAACTGCTTAGATATCTCTTTCCAGCAGCACATTCCCAAATAATCCACTTCCTCTTTATAAAAGGCAATAATGGTTCTAGTGCCAAAGGCGGTGTTTGGAAGTTATCAAACCCATTTGTTGATGATGGTATTTTCATGTTAGCTTCAAATCTCCATGACCCAAAGTTCAGCTTTTCTTAAACGGTGCCCTCTCAGGCGATGTATGAGGGCACTTTAATCGAATGCAAACAACTCCCCATCGGTGTCTAGCTTCACGGAACTTTCTCGCCCGGTCCACCAATCAAACATTGCGTCGCCATCAGGCCATCTTTTGACACTTTCTTTTCCCTCGGCTACTCTCTTATCATATAACTTGTTCGTGGCTTTTCTCAGCCGGCGTGCAATATCCGGCCAGCGTTTTATATCTCGTTGTTTGTGTTCATATGATTGGTTAGGGCACAAGACACAACCAATCCTCTTAAAACCCTCATCATATAACGAACAATATTCTAACTCGGTAAACCTTATATATTCCCATATCTCCTGGTTGTCCCAATCTATCATAGGATGCACATAACGCTTTGAAGTCTTATAGCATGGTTCAACCATCTGCCTTGCTGAACGCCTGGATGATTCCGCCCAACGGATGCCGGTCAAAACGATACGCCCATTGCCGTGCTGTTCTTTATACTCGGCACAACACCACTTCTTTTGGGCAATAGGCAAACCGCGAGTAAGTATATTCTCAAAGATAGACTTCCTTACTTTCTCAAAGTGGACTTGGGGATAGTTACGCCGGATAAACCGCACCAGTTCCGGTGGATCTATCGTGGTCGGTGAATAGTGCGCATCAAACTTAACTTCTGCGGTTACAGCCAAGTTCAAGAGGCTAATGCTGTCTTTACCACCAGAGAATGCAAGATAGTATCCTTCAGGTGGTTCAAAGTTCTTTATCCTCTCAATGGCTACCTCTATCTTGTTCTTGCCATCGAAGTTAAGTTGCAGAACACTCATCAGTCGGTCCAATCAGTTATATCGATTTCTATTCGCGGTGGGCTGCCGTAATACTTGTTCGCGGTTAGTCGGACTATTTGGGCATCATCATGGTAAGCGTATTTGTTCAGGGCATCCAAGACAACCTTAAGCATATTGTCTATATCAGGTCGTTTCACCGGCTTGAGGACTTTCTTGGGTATGCTTTTGGGCTTCTCTATATAGAAGTCCGCGTTAAGCCTCAACGGACAGCCGGCCGGGAACTTGATGCCTGTTTTCATAGCCTCGTTCCTGATTTGCATTTCTAGCTTAACTGTTTTGCTTGGTGTATATACGCGGGTCCGCACCTTGTCGCCATCTTTATATGAACTAGCTCTCGGTCGTTGCTTGGCTGCTGGTTCGACATATACTATTATATTCATCATTCACCCTCACTTATCAAGTCGCTACCGCACTCCGGGCAATAGCGCTTATTCTTTAGTTGTTTTGTTTTGCAAACGTGACCACATTTAAGGCATTTACATTTTATGCTCATTCTTTTCTCCTTTACAGTTTCGTTTGTGTTGTTCAATTCTCTTCAGGGCGGTCGGCTGACCCTCTCCCGGCGTTATATAACATAAGAACTCCATGCCGCACTTCGGACACACAACATGAAACTCGTTTCATTTCAACTTCTTTTCCTCAATCTGTAATCCGGTGCCGTGTTCACGAAAGTCTTTGACTGCTCAACATCGTTGAACCTACTCCATATCCTCGGTGCCATATCCTTTAAGGTTTGGGCATCAATGTTTGAGTTAATCATGGTTGACTTATAATCGTTGTACCTGGCACCAAGTATTTCCTCGATGGTATCAAGTTCCCAATACTTGTCCTCGGATATCTTCAGCTCATCCAAAACAAGGAATTGTATCTCTTTATAGTAATCCATCTGCCGGCGGTACTCGGTCCTGTCCGTGCTGTTCATGGCTGATTTCAGTCCAGCGTACACTTCAGCTACACGTATGAACTTTACCTCATCGTGATTGGCCATTAGATATAATGTTGCAGCGTGACCCATGTGAGTTTTACCGTTGCCGGTTGGTCCCACTATAAGTATGTTCTGAAGTTCACCTTTAGCCCATGCTTTAGATGCCGATAAGATATCCCTTAATTCACCCTTGGCTGGCACGCGGAATACATCGAATGTTTGGTGGTAGTCGACTCCACCCTGAACATAGTTCTTCTCCCCGGCTATATAAGCATCATGGCTGTCTTGCATACAGCCGGGTTCGGTGCAATATATAAGTTTCTTACCCTTGCCAACTACATCGATTTGTACCCAACCACCAGACTGAGCGCAATAGCAGTTTGGTCGGAACGTGAAACCATCCTCATTCAACTTCCATTGCGATTGAGTTGTGTTGCTGTCAAGTTCACACTCTTTCTTAAAAGCAGCATACTCTTCCGGCGTGGCGTTTGCTTTCCACTCCATGAACTTCTTAAGTCGGTCTTTGCGTTCCGGTGTATCAAATATCTTGTCTAGTATCTGCCTCATGTTATTTGACATTTTCTAACCTCGTATATTTACTTGCTTCCCTTGGCTTATTGGGGTTCTTATCCCCACGCTTCTGTTCATTATTAGCGAATGTTATCACGGCGCCTTGGAAGTCTTTATAACCTCGCTTATTCGTTTTCTCATATAATCCGACCTCTTCAATCAACCGCTTCAATCGGTCCTCGCCATACTTCTCTTCCAAGTGGGCGTATTCCTCATCGCTTAATAGTACATTCTTGAACTCGCCGTATCGGTGCCTGACCACTTCTTTCTTTTTCTTCTCTTTCGCCGGTTTGGGCTTGGGCAATAATGCTGGTTGCACTTCAACAGGCTTGCGACTAGCTCTACTCTTCCCAATCCACCGGGTATAATCTTTCTGTATTCCAATTTTCCCATCCTCATCTTCAAAGAGTACCAACCTTTCTATCAGGGATGCTTTTGCCCTGCTTACTGATGTTGGTAGCATTTCGGTCAACTCTATTATTTTCTTGGGCTTGATATCTGCGGTTTTCTTGTGAAAACCATAAGTCATTCTTATCACGGCACGGATAACTTGCCATTCCTCACCGCTGACTTTCAGCTTGCAGAACGCCTCTTCCAGTTCATTAGCTATCTTCACGTAGCCGTTACTTAATTCCGGTTTAGCCAATAGTCTCTATCTCCGCTATTATTCTGAGTATTTCATACGCTACTTGGGGGACAATGGCGTTTCCAAGTCCTTTAAGTCGGTCCACCCTAGCGGGTATCCCATGAGCCACTCTACCCACGTTGGGTTCAATGCCCCACCAATCTCCGCATTGAGGTTCAACGCCCTCGGCTTCCCATTCGACAGTCGATTGTACTGGCTCGGACCCGCATTGTTCTTCGCATCGTCCCCTGTCATTGTCGGCAACATCTTTGCTGCTACTGACAAGCTCGGTCCCATCTGCTTTGCTTTGGGATTCTGACGTCTCTTCTCCCATTGTTCCGGTGTTTCGTCCACTTCCAATGCCTTCGGAGTCGGCAGGAGTTTCCGTATCCGGTCGGTCAAGTGTTCCTGCTTGTTGGGCCGGCTGTTCAGCGTGTCCTTGTAATCCCTCTGAGTTGGAGTCGGTAGCATTTCCGCGTGTTCCACCGCACTCTCCAGATAGTTCATCGCTACATCGTGACCTTTCCGCTTCGCTCTCGTTTCGTATCCCTCTTGTCCCCCCACTCGCGGTGTCGGCCACATCACTTGTTCCCTCAAGTTGGAACAACCGCCCTTGTTCGCTGCGTCCGACCTCTCTTCCGGTTTCCTCGTGTCTGATCTGCTGTCCATCGCTTGTGGGGTTGCCCACAACTTCTGCGGTTCTTGGTCCACAAACTCTTCCGGGCTCGGTGTCCGCCCCTTGCGGAACTCGTGACTTCTCTTCGCCTCGGTTGCCCTCGGTGTTCCTAGCCACAATCCAGTACCTATATCGTCGGTGGGGGGCGTTGACGCCACAAGCTGGAATACATAATAGGACGGGTTGCCCTTGTTTAGTTCGTGGAACTTCGTATCCCGCTTTTTCAAGGTCTTGGATAATTTCATCCAGTATTCGGGTTTGAACAATCTTCCACTTAATTTCTGTTTGACTATGCTTCTCGAACTCAGAGATAAACCGTATGTCACAGTCCTGAAAACTTTGAAGGGCAGCAAGTTCCATTTCAGCAGTTGTAGCCGGGAAAAGAATGTTGTTGATGCCGACAACGTTTTCAGCAAGTACCCAAGTTGGTCTGAGGTCTTTAATGACATTGAGCATTGCTGGCCAGAGGTAACGGTCGTCTGTTGTGCCTGTTTGCTTCCCGGCGACACTAAAAGGTTGGCAAGGGAACCCGCCGGTAATAAGGTCAACTGTTGGCTGCCCTCTTTCTCTTTTATCGGTTCCATGCGGTTCGGTTCCAGTGACCCTTGTATCATCGCTTCGGCTTCCTCTCTCGTTATCTCCCCTGCTTCCACTTTCGCCCTCATCATCTTTATCATCCCCTCGGACCTCGCTTGCGAACCTGTCGGTGTCGGATAGAGCTTCGCGTATGTCTCCAGGGTCGGACCCCAAGCGGTCCCTGTCGTGTGGCTGATTGTCTGACCGCCCTTGGTCAACTTTCTGCCTGAGTGCGGTCCCCTCGGTGTCGCTGATGGTGTCGGTATTAACTTGTCCGGCGACTTCTTTGATTTTTTCTCTGTCATGTATATCCTCTACTATCGGCACGTTTGGCCAATGTTTTTTCAGCACCTTTTGGCAATACTGGTCGATCTCAACAAACCCTACGGTTTGGAAGCCAGCCCAATGTGCTGCAAGGGCAAAACCACCTATGCCACTAAACAAGTCAAAGTGCTTCAGCATATTGGCTTTATCCCATATTTCCATACCCAAGGGTTAGTTTTCCATGAATTATCTATAACTGTGCCATCTTTCTTTTTTTTAGGTTTGCCGTTTATGCTGTCCCAAAGCACTTGAAATCCCCAAATGCCATATTGTTTATCAATGCCCTCTGCCACCGTATCGTTGTAACTTATATCCTGCAACCGTTCACCGCCGACACTGGTGATTATTCCCTCGTAGCGGTGCATGAACTCAAACATAAATATATATGGTCGCAACATAGGTTGTCTGCCCTCATAGTCCCATAGCTTTTCATATGCTTTCATAGGGATATCTTTAGGGTTCCATTCCCTCGTTTCCCCATCTGCATACAAACACCTGACTGAAAGCATGGTATTGTGGTTGCTAAAATCAACTGCGAGTATGTGCTTCTCTGGGACCCAAAACTTATCATCAATCTCAAGCCTTGCACGCACTCTGAAGACTCGCCCATCATCTGTCCCATCTGGTTCTATGAATGGCACATGCAGATACCCGCTAGGGAATGGGTGTAAGATATGTGGTCCGCTATCTTTATATACACGACTGTCCCATTGGAGGCCACTAAAATATTTACTAGATACGTTGTAACCGCAAACCGTACTGGTCCCGGCGGTGATAACTCGCCTAGTTTGCGATTTTTGGCAAGATAAAAACTTTTTTAGGTTCTCTTGCGTAAACGATAGCCTCTTCATTTGGAAACTCCTGTCTATATTTACCATCAGGGTGTAAGCTGGCCCTCTTCAAATTATTCTTCAAAAACACGGGTACTTTTGCCCTGTCGCAAGCGTTGGTTATATCTTGTATCCACTCTATCGGCACGGCTTTATCAGGCTTTGTCTGAGCACCTATGATAACCCAATCAACGGCTAGTAATCCATTAGTTACAGGGATGCTTTCTAGTAATGGTTCAAAGCTAATGAATTTCGTTTTTGCTTCAATCAACCTTAATTGTTCAATAGCCCTGAGATATTGAATTTCGTTTGTAGCGCTTACGCCTACCCAACAATTATCAGGGTACGGCGACCATTTAGGTAGGTTCTGCGGTTGTTTGGTAAGTAGTTGGAATGTATGTTGGGGGTTGGCTTTGATTGCAGTAAAGATAAGCTGTTGCCAGCTATCCGGTATCTCATCACCGAACATATCACCCATATTACATACGAATATCTTTCTCGGTGTCTTTACGTTTACATCATTCAGCCGGTTCGGCCAGAAGCGAGGCGTAAACGGGTCCTCAATGGCTGATTTGATAGACCTTTCGTGGGCTTTGGCAACAATCATATTGATAAGCATGTTATCTTTTAGCCGACCGTTTGCCAACTTCCGTGCATAACAATAGCTGCAACCTTTGGTGCAGCCAGTTATCGGGTTCCATGTGTAGTCTGTCCACTCGATTTTTGTTTTGTTCATAATCCCTCACTTAAGTCCCACTAGCCGGGGTCGAGGCAGAGGCACCACCCACTCCCCAACCCCAACTAGCAGGGTCGTTATTGTATCATTGATATTCCGCACCGGCCAGCTTCAGGGTTGTAAAACCCGCAATCGCTGTAAGTGCAGTTGCCGTTCCGTATTGTTGTTTCTACTTCTTTGGCTTCTGGTAATAGCTCTAGGTCGCTAGATGCGTAATACTCGGCTATTATGCCGTTCAATGGACATTTCACTTTACTTCTCCTTTTGCTCTTTATTGAGCTTTGTTAAAAACTCGGCTATTTCAGTTAGGCATGAATTGTTGTATTCCGTGCCTGGGTTTGGGATATATACATATTGTCGCCAGGGAGAGTACCACTCAATTCCACCTAAAGAATATAAACCTTTCCTGTTCAATACTTCCCATACGCTTGTTTTTGGTTTCTTTCTAACCTCTGCAAATATCATGTACTTTGTTTCATACTTCCTCATGCCGCTATTACCTCGCAATTCGTTATTTGCTGGACTACATCTTTGAATAGTTCAGCATCCGAGTTATCATTTGATAAATGCAATAAGTAAACCTTTTCCATTTTGCTTAAATCATTTGCCTTAAAGAACTCTATGACCGACTCCAAACTCATGTGCGATTGCACGGTTCTCCGGAACCGTTCATTCTCTATCGTATCATTGTCCGTGTTCTGCTTGATTATTGTCTCGCTGTAATTACATTCTATCATTACGTGTGTGAGGTCTTTAATCTGGTACTTTATATACTCGGTATCGGTAGCATACAGCAAGGTTGTACTGCCGGCAACCACCACAAAACCATATGGTTGTTTAGCATCATGTACCGTGTCGAAGGGCATCACCGCCCAACTGCCTATCTTATAAGCTCGCCCTGTAGCCATAGGATATATCCGATGATGCTTTATCGCCAGGGCTTCAGCCGTGCCCGGCGACATAAAACAGGTAATTCCCGCCGTACACAACTTTTCTACCGCTTTGCAATGGTCCTTATGCTCATGGCTTATCAAGGCACCTGTCAGCGAAGATATGCCGTGATTTAGGGCAATTTGGAGTTCCTTAAAGGGTATGCCAGCATCAAGCAGCAACGATGTTTTGCCATCACTCAATCTATATGCGTTACCCTTGCTACCTGATGCTATTACCTGTATATCCATGCGTGCCTCACTTATGATTTAATAGTAAATGGATAATCAAAGCCATAATGATAAACCCAAGTATCATGCCAATATATATCCAAACCATAGTGCCGACTTAAAACGGTGGGGTGTCGGCGGTATTTTCCTCGGCATCCTCGGCTTCGTGTTCCTCGATTATCTCGGCTTGGGTTTGTGGCTTCTCCGGTTCAAACGGTTCCTTGCCATCGGTATATCCAAGGGCTTCGGCCAGCCGTTCATCTTCCGGTGTACCTCTGCCTATGAAGTCGCGATACTTGCGTATCTTATCTATAGACATAAGCTCGCCATCGGCTTGTAGTCCGTGGGCCCTGCAACCGACCTCTTTCTCCATTGAGAGTTGACCGTTCTGCATTCCCGGCATCTTGCATGGGCAATAGAAACCTGTCTTTGACCATCCCCTTGTATCTTTCTCCAAGTCGCACTCATGCAATGGGCAAATGCCGAACCACGGTGCTACTGGCGGAGGCGGTTCTTCCGGCTTTTCCATTACCTCGGCTTCTGATACCACTTCGGCTTCTGTTACTACCTCACCGACTTTAGCCTCTTCAGGTGCCATAGCTTTTTCAAACTCCTGAACTTCGGCGCTGGTTTCGGTTTCCACGATAGTTTCCGGTATCTCCAACTTCTCCGAATTGGCACTCTCCACGTTCTCATCGTGTTGTGCCAAGGCAAGTTCATCATCCGACCTGTCAAACGACTCTCTAAACAGGTTGCTATCGTTACTTGTTTTGATAACGAACTTACACGCCTTGTTCTCCACGGTCCGCCGACACATTTCAACCGGGAACTTAGCGTGCGTACTGTCCGCCTTTTCCCAATCAAGTTTGCTTTGGTTCCATGACTTATGAATTTGATCTATGTTCATTATCTCCGAGTAGTCTGGTCGGCCATCGGTGAACTCAATAGTGCAATAAGCACCAGTGATATTAGCATCATTCACATTGGTAAACTTCTGAATGTGCTTATCAATGATTTTGCGACCCTTTTCGGTGCGGAATATAACCTCATCGCCGGCATATATCACGCTGGAATAAACCTCTTTGGCACCGAACCGCTTGGCCAAACCCTGATTACCGAACCTGGAACGCATCATTGCCAGTTTCTTGCCATAGGCTATGAAATAGCATTGGTCCTTACTCGGATTAAGCCCCTGTATAGCCATATCAAGCATTGCGTTTGCAATACTTACCTTGGTGCAAGCCTCTAAAACCGGTTTATGGTCCTTGGTTTCGGTTTCCTGTAGCTTGAGCCATGCCGACTTCAACGCGTTCCCGGCGCTGTAATTCGGTGGCATTATGATAGAACCGTCGTTGATGAGTGCCATTATACGGTCCTCGGTGTGTTGCACCAGTTCGTGCGGTTTCAATACCGCTAACGCTGCTTCCTGTTTCTCTACTGTTAATGCCTGTTCCATTTTATTTACCCTCACTTTCTTTGATAACTATTTCTACTACCTCTGAGCACCATAGACAATCCTGTTCACCTTGGCAACGGTCGTACATATATGTGTTACAACCGCCTGTTTCACACTGGTAATCGCACGCTGCTTTTAGTTTCTCTACCATTTTATTCCAAGCACTCATGCCAATACCCTCAACTTTTTATCGTCGGCACTCACATACATTCGTATCTGTTGTGCCTCGGTCGCCGGGATATCTGTTATTGCCTCGGCATTGTCTATAAAGATAGGTGCTGTAGCATTGTAATAGGCTTCAAGCCGATTGATTATATCGATGCCCACGGCTATCTGCATACCGTTATTAAGTCCGCCGCTATAGGGCACGCCGTTTACCATCGTTTCACAACACGGTTCGGTTCCGCCATTGATGTTCTGCTTGAATAACTTAAACCTAGCCAATGTAAACTGCGAGTTTATCTTATCCTCAAGTAAATCGACCTTGGCTTTCTCAAACAGTTCTATCATATAGAGTTGCTTTTCGATTGCCTCAAACTCGGTGGCCAGCGTTTTCTCTTTTTCACGCAATTTATTTATGCGTTCCTTTATCCCCTCGGATTGCTTGGCTTCTGCCAAACGTTGTTCCGCTTCCTCACGTTTACCGATTATAACCGTGAGTTCATCTTTCAGTCGGTCGAAGATATCTTGGCTTTCATCCTCAAGTAGTTTTATCTCACCCTCAAGTGCCTCAATCTTGGCCTTGGTTTCACCGCCATCTGGTGCCGGCTGGTCCTCAAGTGCTTTGATATCTGCCTCTATTACCTCAAGTTCATCGCGGTTCCCTGCAATCCTTTCTTCCAGGTCTATGTTCTCTCGCGTGAGGACATTGATTGCATCCTTACAAGCAAAACCATCCGCTTCAATTATCTTTTTCATTGATGCCTTTTCCTCATTGAACTGTTTAAGTGCTTCGGCATTGGCTTCGGCAATCTTGGCTTCCGGAATAGGTTGGGCACAAGTTGGGCAAATAGCTTCCGTAGAAGCGTTATGGGTTCGGTTATTAACCTCATGCCATTTCTTTGTGAAGTCCGCCTTGCGTGTCTCTTTATTGTCAATGCTGGTCTTGTTACCGGCAATAGTCTGTTCATACGCCATGATAGAACCACGTAGCTTTTGTGCCTGAATATCAAGGTCCGTAATCTGCTGCCGAATATCGTTATCAAGCCCTCGCGAGGCGTTCACTAGGTTCTGATGTTCTGCTTTCTTCAATGCGAGGGCACCACCAGACACAACGTTATCAATCTCGGCTTGCTTCTCTTGCCTCTCTTCGCCTATAGCATCGACCTCGGCTTGTATGCTATCAATATCACCGGCATCAACCAGTAAACGCGTATCCTCATCAATCCGCCACGGTATTTCCTTCAGGTCTTTACTGATAGCAGCACGCTTGTCTTTGGCTATCTTCTCATAGTTAGCCATAGTTTGCCCTTCCAGCATGATACCGATATCCTCAAGACGGTCGTCGCTGGCGATAACATCTTCATCACTAACATCACCGCATATATCCAGTAAGATCTCACGCCTTTTCTGCCAACTGATATGTTCGTTAAAATACTTGGGGTTCGTAAGCATTCTAAACAAGTCCTCATCAATAAGGGTGCTTATATAATCCTGATACTCTTTGGCTTTGGCCGGCACATCGTTTATATAATAGTCGGTATCGTGGCCGGTGAACTCCGCCAGGGCGGTGCCTTTCTTTTTGGTGTACTTCTCTCTATAGACTTTACGCAACTTTATATCAGTTGGTGGGGTGTTCGGTTGGGTATCTATTTGGAATACCGCCTCAACCTCGTGGTCCAACTTGTGCAAAGTTACTCCATCGGTGCCGATAGTCTTGATTTCAAAGTTGGTGCGGTTTTGACTATCTTTATTAAAGAGTAGCCAAGTAACTCCATCCATCACTGTTGTTTTGCCGGTGCCGTTATCGCCTTTGATAACCAAGTCCTCGCCGAGTGGTTTGAGTTCATAATCCCTGAGCCCCTTAAAGTTGTGTAGCTTTAATGTTTGCAGTTTCATTGTGGCGTTCCTTTCTTATCGGTCGCGTGGCGGTGGGGGTGCGGTGCCATCGGCCTCAAAGGTCTTTATTTCCAGTTTAAGTTCTCCGCCAAAGTGGGTTTTCCAGTATGCTACAAGCTGACTGCCGACCTGTAGCCAAGTATTCTTGAATGGCAATACCCGGATGATAGCCCTCTTGTGATACTCCGCTTTCCATTCGGCGTTATGTATCTTCTCGTTCATAGCGGTTTGGCGTGCCTGAAATACCTCAATCGCTTCGGCAAGTTCTTTAGCTTCTGCCAGGTCCTTAAGATACGGTGGTGCTTCTGGCCTCTTGAATAGCTTGTCCTCGGCTTCGAGTTTCTTATGTTCCTCTTGCCACATAAGATAGCTACCGACTAATTCCGGCAACGGTTTGGCTGTAAGTGCGATTATCTCATTTTCAATCTGTTGTTCTATTTCCTGCCTTGTACTCATGGTAGTGCCTCACTTTCGTTATTAGAATAATGGTGCCTGTTCTTTGGGTATCGGTTTCGGTCTGCAACGGCGGACTAAACGCTTGTAGTTCCATAGATGTGTTTCGCCGGCAAATAGGTCGTACTGATTCCGCCTTAAATCTAGCGGTGGGCGTGCGATTTCCTTAAAGTAGATATTACCATCGCTAAAATCGATTTGTGCCTCTTGTGGTTGCATTGGTGCCTCACTCTCTAAAGTGGCGTGCCATCACATAATACCACTTGTTTTTTATTTGTCAAGCCCCTGTTTTTAAGTCGTGAGCCCGTAGTGTACTCCCATATAACCCATTACATAGCTGGCTGTAGCAAGTCGTACATCACTAGGGTTTTCATCAAACTGTTCACCGAGCTTAAGTATTCTTTCAAGCGTGTTCGATAGTTCGTTCCGGATTATGTACTCGCACTTACTATTCTTCAAACGCTGATTTAATACCTCGCCCCTCATTTGATCTGCCTTAAAACACGCCTCACTACAATAGGTTTGGCTGTATCCCTCATCAAAACTCACTCCACATACATTACACTCGTGCATTTTAGTGCCTCACTTTCTCCGCTGATAGCGGTGTTTTATTTCACCCTGAATATCCACTTGAATAACCGCTTAAGTCTGCTCTCCGGCGTTGTTATCCGCGTTATTCGCGGTATATGATAGACAACGCGGGTATCGTTATTATGTGTCGGTATTCTATTATCTTGCATAACACTATTCCGCCTTTGCTGGAATTTTATAGATGGTTGCTATAAATACTCTCGGTGTACGGTACTCCGTTCTCATCATGCTTTACACCCTCGGCTTCTTCATCGTAAACATCATAATCCCGGATATTAACCTCTACATTCTTCGGCACTAACAATCCATCAATCAAGCCCTCACGTATATCAATGTTGACTGTTTGGGCCGGTGCCTTTGCTAGACACTCATCACATATATTTACGGTAAATCCTACGTTCTCATGCACGAATGTCGTTACATCGCCGGTGGTATCGCAGCAATTACAACCGTTCTTGCTACGGTAAACTGATACCTCATCTTTCCGCTTGTCTTTGATATAGTTTTCCAAACACTCAATGGTGTGGCTCAACTCACCCTCATCAATAATGCTTACCTCAAGTACATCGCGGATATCCTCAAGGGTGTTTTGGATTGCCTCTAGTGTCTGTTCGGATATCGGTGCTACTAGGTGGCCGACTATCACGCTATCAATGTCGGTACCATCAACTATAGGTAGTTCCTCGTATCTATCTTCCATGCTATCCCGCCAGCTCACATATTCATTTATGATTGTGTCTTTCTGTTTGTTGTCAAACATTGTGGTGCCTCTCCGGGTGCCGACTCTCGCCGGCACCCTTGTTATTATTTTGTATTGCTTATATTGCCATAGCCTCTTGAATCATGTCCTCGGCTGCAACCTGATATGCGTTGTTCTTGTGCTTGATACTGCTGATAAACGCATTCATCATTTTAGCCTCACCGCCTCGCTCATGTACCTGTATATAGCAGTTGTAACCATCAATCTCGGCCCCGGTTTTGTTGTCGGTGCTACGCTTGTAAACGAGTTGCAACCTAGTTGTATCGCTCTCAAAGTCTAGCAACTCTTTCATATTAGATAGCACGCTATCAATAAACTGTTTACTGCCGGTCAACCTTATACCATCCTGATCGTATGTACTGCCCTTGTGCTTATACGGTACCTCTTGCATCATTACCGGTGCGTCTGGTTGCAATGCTTTCCAGTGTGCTATGATTTCTGCCTTGTTCATGGCTGGTGCCTCACTTTCTTATATTTATTTACTCTCCATCGTTGGGGTCGTTACTACCGGCCTCAAACTTACACTCGCGGCCCTTGCGTGTGTCCTTGGGGCTGTGGCTTGTGCAATCCCTCTTATAGCGTTTGCACTTGTGGCATAACTTTGCACTCATGGCGGTCCTCACTTTCGTTATTATTTCGCTGGAAACTTTATTTTGCCATTATCATGCCGGTGCCTCACTTTCTTTGTTGTCTAACCATCTTGATATTTCACTTTCATGCTGTAGCTGATCTATTCGCTTATAGCTCTCGGTGCCCTTAATAGGTATCCATTGGTAACTGCCTCGCCCTCGGCTGCAATTTATCTCTAGGTGGTGGCACCTAAAGAAACTGGCGGATATTTTGGCAACGTGTATCATATGGGCGGTACTCATTGGCTGGCCATGACATACGCCGGGTTTTGCCAGTATCTCGCAACTCAAGCAATCGATATCATCGCTGACTTGCAGCACTTTACCGCGGTCGTCGTTATAGATTCCTGCATAGTAACTCGTTATCATTTTGGTGCCTCACTTTCGTTATTAAAACATCATTGGTTCGTCAAGGTTTTCCTCTGTTATGGTTTCAATCGTTGCCCCTATGTGTCGGCTCATTTCTGCCCAAGTTTCCACTTGCTTATCGCAACCCTCATTTGTGGCGTTATTGTGCCATATATCGTTTTGAGTGTCGGCAATCTCGGCAATGCAATAGAGTAGATTTGTAAAGCTATGTTTTTTTGCAATCCCGGCTATGGTATCACGTTCTTTATCAGTGATTGTATAACTTGGGGTTGGTTCCTTGGGTGGTGCTGTTGGTTCCGGATTCGGTGCCGTTGTGGGGTGCTTGTATCTGCCCCAACCTTGATTTGGGTCTCGTTCTGATATGGTAGTGGGGGGCGTTCCGCTGTAGCAATCTCCATGTATGTACGCGAGTCCATCGCCCTCGTTATCATTAAACCATAGAGTGCAAACCTCGCCCCAATCCATTTTCCATTCAATACTATTCATATCATCATCAAAAACACGCCCATAGCTATCATACTGCCCTTGCATTTGTTCTATGACTTTGCCGTTCTTTAGTAAGAATAGATATACATACTCACCGCTGAAGCTGTCACTATTAACTGGTTCTCCACATATATTACATTTTTGACTAAAGCAACCCATTTTGGTGCCTCACTTTCTGCCGGCAATCCGGCGTTATAATGTTACTGATAAATATGTTTCATCGGCTCGCATTTCGTTAAATGCCTGGCGTTCTGGTATTGCACACTCTCCACATATCGCGGTTCGTGTCTTGGGGTAGTATCTTATTTCATCGCCCTTTGTTATGTGCCGGCCACACTTGCATATACTATCAAACTTGGCTGTTATGTCTCGTGGTTCGTTATCGTAAAAATTTCGTCGGTGGTATCTCATTTTGGTGCCTCACTTTCTAGTTAGCTTCAAAGTCGGTTGCTATTATTACAACCTCGGTGCCTATGTGTAGCAAGTAAATTTGAGCTAAACCATTTTTATATTGTGCTCGGATACCCTCAAGCCCAAACGGTGCTAGTTCATTGCTTACTGCAACGTGGCTAACTTTGGGTATCCGGCATTGTGCAATAGCTTCCTCTATCGCATCCGCATCCATTCGCGATAGCTTCAGCGGTGGTGCTTGCCATTGTAGCCGGTCAAGTATTGCGTCGATTTTATCGCGGTCCTTTGTGTATTCTTTTCCTACACTTGTATATGTGCGGTCCATCAGTCGGTGCCTCACTTTCTAAATATTTTTCCAGCGTTCTATTTATATCAATTTTGGGCAATCTTTAAGAGTGCAACCATCATCGGTCTTATATACACTCTCACAAGCGCTACATATTTTATCTATGCGTTTTATATTCTTTGCGTGTTCCTTGTCCATCAGCATTTTTATATAAGCAGTAACACGCTCAACTAGTTTTTCGTCCTTCGTCCATGTTGCGAAGTGTGTGTGTGGTATGCCTGATGGGTCCTGGATAATTTCAATACTGTATCTCATTGTTCTGCCTCACTTTCTATTATTCAGCGTTCCAATTAAGGTTCGCCTCTTTGAATGGGCAATATGTAATGGCCGTGCTGCCCATATTGTAGCGTGTGCATACCCATATCACTCTATCAGTTTCTTTTTGGTATTCCTCAACGTTTGCCGGGCAATCTTTACATACTGGCTTCGCTTTACTCATTTTGGTGCCTCACTTTTATTTATTGCGGTACTCTCTCGCTAGTTGTTCGCCGGCTTCGGTCCGTGCTTGCTCTCTCTTATTGTATGCCTCGATTTCTTCGCATACATGGCGGTGGGCTTCGCACTCTGCCGGATATTCTTTATATTGGCATTTATCACACTTATTCATCTTATAAATCTTTCTTTCGGCCGCTGAACTCCATATATTCAAATTTGATGTTGTTCTCTCTGCAATAACGCCATAGTGGGGTGTATTCCTCGGTTATAATATATTCCTTTGCTACTAGGTACTGCCTGGCTGTCTCTAAATATTGTTCGCCATAACCGTATTCCATTGGGGTCTTGTGTATGGTTTCGCCGTTTACTATGATCTGACTTGTGTGGTATGTATTGCCGTTTACTCCATCGAACCATTTACGGCCAATAATAGTAAGCGATTGAATAGCAGGGGGTTGCCCCTCGGTGCCGTAGAATGTGCAACGTTGCCGGTTGCAAGTGGTGGGTGGGTTGTCGCCTTTGATTTCATCGTAGTCTTGACAGTGGTTGCAATGGGTTTCCTTTGTTATTGTGATTTCCTTTAACATGGTGGTGCCTCGCTTTCGATTGATAGCTTCATTATAGATATGTTTCATATATACGCAATAGTCGGACTGCATGATTTTTGAACGTGATTTAGCCAGTTTTAGCTACAATAATTCATAAATCAATTTTGAAGCTAAATACAGTCCAAGTCCAGGCTTTGAGGTTGCGGACTGCGGACTGCATATGTTATATAATTGATATGAAAGCGTGCCGGCCTCGGTCGGTTCTCTTTCCTTCGGTGTCGGTCCATTGTGGCGGTGGGCCGGCACCTATTTATTTTTCGGACTGCATTTTTGAACGCTGGAAAAAGTCCAGGCACTTTATTTTTTATCGGACTGCCCGGCGGACTGCTTTTTCGTAGCTAAAACTGGCGGACTGTTTGGGGGTATATAATTACCCATTCTGAAGCTAATAGAGCCCTCTAGGGTCCAATTTGGGCGTGTTTTGGCATTTTTAGCTACGCACTAGCTATAATTCGTAGCTGATAAAATAGCAGTCCACTCTCAAAAATAATATTTATAGCTTCGTTTACACTCGATATGCCCGGTTGTGCTGATTTCTTAACATGATTTATCTAATTAGCCAATTATCTAACTTGATAACATGATTTATCTAATTTGATAAATAAAATTATCAAACTAGCCAAGTATTACACTCACTAAAAGATAAAAGATAAACTTAAACATAAATATATATTGTAGACTTTTATTATCTAATTAGCCAAGTTTTAACGCTGTTAGGCTTGACATTAACCGGGCAATCTATTATATAACTCTTATGGGTGCTATAGTTCCTGATAACATGCCACAACCGCCTAAAGAGTATACATATACTCAAAAAGAGGCTGATTTTTGCATTCACTACGCATTTAATAATAATGGTACTGAAGCAATCAAGGCTGCACATTATGATATATCAAGCGATAATTCTGCCGGCGTGCTTGCTAATACCATGTTAAGCAATATTAAGATATCGACCTATATATCTATTATAAAACAGTCTTTATTATCTCCCAATATTATAAATCGTGCTGAATCTCTCGAAATATTGAGTAAAATAGCACGAAATACGTACTATCATGGTAAAGATGGCGATATAATTACACCTAGCCCCAATATGAACGCGATAGATATAGTTAATAAAATGACAGGCGAGTATGCCCCAATTAAGCACGCTATGCTTGGGCGTATTGTATTTGATATTGAGTTTGTAACCGGTGAACCAAACGAGGCCGCCGATGATGCTATTATGTTGGAGTGAGTACGATATGCGTATCTTATATAACAATACGATAAACGCAAACAGTACAATACCATCGAGTGCCCGGTACTTGTTTGTTGTATTAGGTATTATAAACTTTTCCAGCGTGTGCGTGCCCAGGTCCGCGCGGTTAGTTATATCTAAGCCGTTATTATTGCGTATGATCCGGGCGTGCGTGGGCTTCGTTTTGGGGGGCAGGAAAAAAAGCGGCAACGCGTGCGCCCCAATGCGATATGAGTGTGAGGTGGCTAACTCGAAAACTTGGTCCCTAGCTTCGGTTTGAGATAAGGGGGTTTGTTGTGAGTGGAGTGAGCAAGGAAGAGTTCGAGCGAGACTACGCCGAGCAGAGCGGAATTGATGTGGAGGATTTGCGGGTGTGCGGGTTGTACGCTGAGCCGTGCGATTGCGGTCAGAAAGGCTGTCCGGGATGGCTGATGGCAAGCAGAAATCAAAATCGAGCGCTGGCGCGCTAGTCGTTGACAGAATGAACGCGCCAGAAACCCACCCGGTACACGAGTGCTGGTGTGCTTGGCCGGTGGAAAAGTGTCGCTGCGGATTAAAATTAGGTTGGAGGACAACAAGATGATGGAAGCTGTAGTCGCTGTTACTGCGAATTATTACCACGTTGAGGATGAAAATTACGTTCAGCCGGACATTTCAAGCATAACATTCAGTTCAGGTGTTTGGCCGGAATACACATACGGTTATTGGTGCCAGGGTTGCGGTTTATGGGTGAATTGGGGTGAGAGCCATGTTTGTCCTTGTTCCAATCCCTACTACTACCCGTGGCCGTGGAACCCTGTGCCAGAGGATATTTGCCCTGATTGCGGGGAAGTGGTTGAAAGGTGTCCGACTTGCGGTAAGATCAAAAAGGATAAGTAATGCCAAAACCCAGACATGGAATAACTAAAGGTTACTCTCATGAGCCTTTATCTAAAAAGAACTATCATCGGTATGAAGAGGCTAAAAAGGGAGTTCGTAATGTGGAAGCGGATAAAGACGAGTAATGTAATTGCTCTGTCTATTGTTGGGATGGCAATTTATACCATTCAGCAATGCTTCTACTATGCTGACAAAGGCGGATTTTTAGATAGACAGATGATAACCACTGTATTAGCTGTAGCGAGTAGTGCGCTAACGATAGTCTTAATGCACTTTTATGGGAGAGAGAGAAAGAAGTAATGCCAGTAGCAGCACCAGAGAAAACTACGCGTGTACGCATAAAGATAAGGAAGCCTAACTCTGAAATTCAGACGGACTTCGTTTGGGACACTCATCTTCGGCAAATCATAAAGGCTGGTCGGCAGTTGGGTAAAACGGTGGGTGCAGCGATAAAGGCAGCCAGCGCTTTTGTAGGTGTATGTTTCGATTGCCGCGGTCTACCTGGGGATACCGATTGTCCGCATTGCCACGGTACAGGTAATGTGGTGAAGGAATGCCCAACCTGTCACGGTAAGCAGGGGAACGAGGAGTGCCGTCTCTGCAAGGGTAGTGGGTATATTGTAGACCAACAGCGTGTTTTGTACGCCGCACCGACCGACGAACAGGTAGCAAAGTTTTGGTTTGAGGTATGTACTGCCCTAGCTCATCCGATTGCATTGGGGATATTCAAAAAGGATGAAACTAAGAAAGAGATAATAGCCGTAGGAACCGATATTAAACTTAAGGCCAAGACCGCGTATAACCCGAATACGCTTCGTGGTGGTACGTGGCAATTACTGATACTTGAAGAGTTCCAGCTGATGAAAGAGGAGACATGGGGTGAGGTTGGTATCCCGATGCTGGCTAGATATCGCGGTACCGCTGTATTTATATTCACTCCACCGCGTCTCGGTTCCGAACAGAAGAGTTGGGCTAAAGACCCTCGGCACGCTTCTAAACTGTTCAATAAGCACAAGGATGATAAACCTGATAAGACCGGTCTACAGCGCTGGTTGTGCTTCCACGGTACATCACATGATAATCCGGACTTGGACCCGGATGCCCTTGATGAAATGCTCGAAGATATGGACAAGGATGCGTACAGGCGTGAAATTCTTGCCCAAGATGATGATATACAAGACCTGTGGCTTGTGAACCAAAACTGGAATGAACACCTTTGTAGAGTAGACCGCTTCCCCATACCGAAAAACTGGCCGGTTAAAACCGGGCACGACTTCGGACCAGCAAATACCGTTATGCTTGCCGCGGCTGAAGCACGATTGCCGTTACCACCGGGCGCACCGAAGCATATGCGTGCCGGCGATATGGTTATTTTTAAGCAGTACAAGCCTGATGGGGCTCGGTCGAACAAACAGCACGTACAGAATTGGGAAGATATCACTCGTGATTATAGGGTTGTGAAGAGTGTCGGCGGTAATAAATCTGGTGAAGACCAAATAAGACAGGGGTTTACAGATATAGGCTGGCCGATGTACGAACCGCTGATAACCGGTCCTAACTCCGTTGGGCCTCAAATTCAGCATATTGTTAAGTTACAAGAAAACAATAGTATGTATATCTTCAATGATGAGAACGGCTTGTACCTTGAGTTCTGTAATATGATGTGGGAACTTGATGATGAAAACATGCCGACGAATAAGATAGCAAACGAGAGTAAATACCACTATTTTGCCGGGTTAAGGTACTTGGCACCGGAATACGAAGTGGGCATAACCTCAAATGAATTACCAGAACCAGAGGATTATTAAGGGGGCATCATGGCTTCATCTGAAACAGCGGCACTACACAAACCAATGACTACTATCGAGATAGCGCGGAAAAAACTTGAATCTGAGCAATCAAAACGTGAACGTATAAAGAATACTCGTTCACGCATACTCATGGACGAACCGTATGTTATGCGGGATTGGAAAGGTAATAAGATAGAAGACTGCTATCCGGTCAACCATAACCTTGCGGCTACGTTTGCTGAAGATGTTATTCAAGACTTGGTGGGGGCAAAGTGGCAAGATACATACAAGGGCGATATCAGTCCGGACCAAAATAACAGACTGTTTCTTTTAGTCGAAAGTCTTATGGAACAAACAGATGAAACTTTGCGTAAGTCAAAACGAATATCATCATTACAGGAATGGATTTCAAATCATATTTGCCATACCGGACTAATCGGTGTACGGTGGATTGCCGAGGTGGTTGATGGAAAACTGAAGATAACTTGTAAGCCGTGCGATATGCTGAATACGCCTTTTGAATACGGTGTTGAAGGGCTTGATGATGGCTGGATTTGCCCTGTTACATGGCGCACTTGGTACTCTCTCATAAAAGAGTATCCGAGTTTAGAACCAAAGCTAGAGTTTACTAAAGAGTTGATACAAGTATGGGATTGGCATGATGCCGAGAAAGATGAGTTGTGGGTTGGTGACGGATCTGAGGATTCAATCTTGGTCCCTCGGACATACATGGATAAACCTGAAGAAAGTATTAAACATAATCGTGGCTATCTCCGCTTCGTGGTTGCCGGCACGAGTTCTGGTTTTATGCTGAATGATAAGGACTCAAAGAAGCATGAGGATGAGGACATACTGTTTCTTATCAGGGATTTGCTTGATACGAAGTCTCGCAACGAAACTATCAATATGACAGTGAGTATGAAAAGTGTTCGCCCTGCATATGAACAACAATTAAAGAACCCTGCTAACGCCCAAAAGGTGCCGAAAGATGGGCAAACATTGGGTGTACCTGAAGATGGTATGCATCAGATAGTAGATACCGGAGATATCAAAAATGCATCGATACAATCTACCCAAAGTGTTGATTACATGATATCGCGTGGTGCGGTAGCATCAACCAACAATGACCGCCAGGGGCAAACACCGCCATCTGCCCTATTGGTGCTGGAAGAGTCTGAAATGCGTAGCAAGCGGCATACCTCACGCAAGAACGCATTGCAGTATTTCCGGGAAGACCTTATCCGTTTGATGTTGAAACAATTAACCGAGCATAAGGGTGGGATTACAATAGGTCGTTTAGGTAATAAAGATGAATATAAAAGCATACCGAAACCCGATAGATATACCATTAAGAGCAAACTAATGACCAAATCAAAGAAGTTGGACTATACGAACATGATGGTGGGTATGAATGCCTTGAAAGTGTTACCGCCTAATTTCGTGTATAAAAACATAATGATGCTTGAAAACCCTGATATTGTCGAAGAGGACAACGATATCTATCGCATGAGGCGAACAAACCCGATATTTGATATGTATTGCCAAGCGTTCTCTTCAATAAGAAAAGCCGAGAAACTAGAGAAGACGGACCCAGAGAGAGCCGATTACTACTATATATCTGCGAAGACTTTAGGTATTGAAGCATCAACATTACTGAAAGCTCGCAAGCAGCAACTTCTCGGACAAGGTCAACAGAACGGCAATGGTGGTGGCAATGGTAAGGTTCCTGATAATGTAATTGCGCCAACAGCAGAAGAGGGCAAAGATAACCCAGGTAATGCTACCGGCCCGATGATAGACAATGTAATGAACTTCTAAGGGGTGTGATATGGCCAGTAAATACAAGTTCACAGTAGAAGACTTAAACGCAATGATGAGTGAGGCAAGCGGTGATGCATTGCCTAAACCGAGTATCAAAGGATTTAAGAGTAAGTTGGGATTAAAAGATACGAAAACCGCAAGCCCGGTTGCTACCGAAACACCTGGAGAAATACCTGAAGTAGAAGGTGAATGATGGCCACGCGCAATCTCGGCGCCGGCTTACAAACCAGATTAGCTGATATGGGATTGACTCAGCAATATGAAAAAGCTGGTGTAATAGAACAGATACGCCTTGGCAAAATAGCTGAAGAGGCGTATGGTAATTTACCTAATGAATTAACTAATCTTTCTTCCGTTGAAGCACAAGAACAGTTTGATGTTACTTTGCCTACAGACCAATGGCAACTACGGATTGACCCTACAGCCGCGGACCCATTCGGTTATGTATCGCCTGAAGGATTGACCTACGGTAATGTCGTGAGGGATGATGATGGCCTCATTACAGATTACACTACTACCTTGCCTACAGGTGAAACATACTCATTAGCCGATTTAATAGAACAACAAGCGATAATCGGTGAGCAAACAGCGGTGTCAGATCTGTACCGTCAGGCTTTTGGCATACCGCTTGAAGATGTATATGGCGTCGGTCCGCATGGTGGGGAGAAGTTCAGTGTAATCCAGCGTGGTGTACCTGAAGGGCAGATGTTCAACATTATGCTTGAACAAGCTCGCACCAATCCGGATGGTTTTATAGGTGATGTAGTTGGCAATACTACTATGGCTGATGGTCGACGTATTCTTTCACAGTTCTTTGAGTTTGAGGAAGAGGATTTAGTCGAAATGTATGCCGGTCATGCCAGAACAGAAGAGGCTATTGGTATATATAAAAACGCATTCCCTACTACCAATATGAGTGATGAATCTATTATCAGCTATATGACCGGTGTATTTGAGGGTGATAAAGCAGCGAGTTTTATAAAGGATTTACAGTCGGTCGGATGGAACGATGCCACGATTGACCTATTGAGTATGATGTTCGGTGAACTCACACCCAATGATTTGCTTGGTATCTTCGGTGAAGACAGCGCTTTGAAGCGATTGGCTGATTTGATGTTTGAACAGGACTTAATCGCTGAAGAGTTTGGTGGGGAATTGCCACCAGGGGCTTTGTTTAACCCTGAACTACAAGGATTACAAGCCCTTGATTTGCCTAGTCTCTATATGATGGGCAAGGCCTATCAGGGTATGACAGGCGATTTCCCATTTAAGACGAAACGTTCAAATGTAAGTTCAAGTGATTTAGAGGCAACACCTTTTGGTTGGGCACCGAAAGGGAATTTATATGTGATTGATCGTGATGCTTATACTGCGAGGGAGTTCTATGGCCTCACTTTGAAGGTGTTGGAACGCTACGAAACTCTCAAAACGGAAACTGCATATAAGTTCGGTCGCAACCTAATATCCGGTACTGGCGCACTTGTTAATAATATAGGTGGTGTGTTTCGGTGGCTAGGGGCTGAAGGTATTGGTAACAGGATATCCGAAGAGGCTAGACCTCTTGTGCAACTTGGGATAGGAAGCGACTTGGGCACGTTCCAATGGGGACATTTACTCAATCCTGAATTTTGGGCAACAAGTGTTGCATCTTCTCTTCCTACAACATTGGCACTTATGATACCGAGTATGGGTGCATTCAGCCTTGCCGCCGGTGGTGCTGCTGCTTTGGGGCTTGGGTCGATTGGTCAAACTCTAGTAGGGGCAATAGGTGGTGCGTTGATTTCTCGCCCACTCGAGTCCGCACTTGAAGCCGCACAAACCTATGATACCGCTAGGGCAAAAGGGCTAACACATGCTGAAGCATCCGCTGCTGCCCAACAAACATTCAAAGGCAATATGGTGTTGGTGCTGTCTGATGCACCACAGTTGGCCCTTGCTTTTCTGAAGGTGCCAGCCAGAGTTGCAGCTATAAAGAATGTCGTAAACAGGGGTTTAGCACAAGTTGCGTGGACAGGTGCTAAATTCATCATAGAAGGGCTTACCGAGGGCGGTGAAGAGGTATACCAAGCGATTATACAAAACAAGGCTTTAGGTGATGAACGCGCCTGGACACAAATGCTGAATGACCCTGAAATGCGTGAGGTCTTCGCTATAGGTGCCGTGATGGGTGTAGGCTTTGGTCTAGCCGGGGATGTTATGCAACGCAATGGGCTAGGGACAACTAAAGTTCAAATGAACCGCCTTGAACTTGGTATTCTTTCCCGGTTGTCCCCTGAACAGCAAACACAATATCACACGAGAAAAGCTGAACTCGTAAAAGGTGGTGTAGATAATACTGCTGCTATAAAGCAGACATTAGAAGAAATGGCCGCGGAAGACCCTTCAATCGTTCAGAGGGCAGAAAACATTATCAAAGCCACAATAGCCCTAGATATCGCACAGCAAGTTGTTACCGATAATAAAGCGACAGTTGAGACTATAAGGCATAACTTAGACAAGACATTAAATGAACTTGATGTTAAACCGGAAGAGATTGGGATTACAGATAAAGACCTTGATATCATTGGGCAAGAGGTCGCACCTGGGCAAGAGTATATGTACGAACTCCCGCCAGCACGTTATGAAAAGCGAGGCGATGCGTGGACAATCCACGACCAAATAACAGGTATCAATATGTTCCCTGACCAAGCATTTAAGGATAAAGCGTTTGCACAAACTTACTATGAGTTCCAGCAAGAACAAGCACGAAAATCAGTCGCACCAAAAGAAACCGAGGTCGCACATGAGTTCACATTAGAACCGGGCGAGTGGGAAGCATTCTCAAGGCTTTCTAAAGAAGAGCGCGTAGCACGTATAGGCAAATCACTTGAAGATATGACATTTGATGAATACTTACTGGCGGTTGACCCTACATGGAATATGTCTGATGATGCTAGTAATGTAAGGGGTAGATTGCACGACCGATGGGAAGCTCAACGAGAGGGGCAAACTGAAGAGAGATTAGTCACGGACACATTACCAGATAACTTCAGCGGTGGTGCTACATTCAGGGGATATCACGGTACTGCTACACGACCTGGTGTTGAAAACTACGCTGTAATAGAACCGGATGCCGCACGGTTAGACAGAGAGGAGTGGATTAGGGATTCAGAAATACCTGAAGGTGATAGACCATTCGGTGTCTATATAACACCTGATTACGATGTAGCAGAACACTATGGGCGAGGCAAAACAGTAGAAACCAAAGGTGAAATCAGGGTTATCCCGGTAGACATTAAAATGAATAACCCATATATAACCACTACAGAGAATATTCCTATGTACCTGTCCCATGAAGAGGCTATGAAGCTGAAAGAACAAGGTTATGATGGGATGGTTGTTTTAGAACGTGATAGCAATAGAATCAACCAAGTTATAGGCTTTGACCCGGCTGAAGCATTAGATATTGATAGTTTGGCCGCCCCTATTCCAGAGGGTATCTATCCGAGTATCGATGAGGTTCTTGCCAAGATAGATAGTTATAACGAGGAACTTACTTCGGACCCATTAGCTCAAATCCGCTTCCAAGTACCGGTAAAGAAAAAGAGGGTTGTAGTTGATGGTGTTGAAACTGAAAAGGGCAAGGGCTTTAGAGAAGTCGATATCACATACTTTATCAGCATCCGTGAACAGACATTCCCTGAGTATTTTACCGTGAAACAAGCCAAGATACTCATGCCGAACCATAATTGGAGTAAATACGAACAAAAGGGCACTCGGCTATATAATCATATCCCCAAGGATGAAGTGCTGGATGATTTAACAAAGAAACTTGATATGGCACCTGATGAGATAGCAGAACAGGCTATGCACATAAGGGATATCCGAAACCAAGTCAAACTGTTAGAAACTGAAGTTACGACCATCAAGCCTAAACAGGCGACAGATCTGACACCGGCACAGAAACGCAAGATAGTCCAACTGTTTGCACAGTACCTTATAAGTCCGGATGCTATCAATGCTTGGGATTTAGTTAAGGCATTGAGGACCGATATCAGAGCTACCAGGGCACAAAACTATTTCGCGAGGCTTGAACAGCTAATAGCAGAAGTTAAGGCTGCCGGCAAGATACCTAATATGGAGAGAATAAGCAGACAGGCAAGGCGTGAAACTATGTCTGGCAAGTTCCCCACATTAACAGAAGAGTATGTCCAAGATGTTACCGGGAGAATGCGTAGAGTGCTCTTTGAACAAATACATGAGGTATTAACAGATGCCTATGAGATAATGAATACTGAGACTGCACTTGCCAATGCCCTTATGGGCAAACCAATCCCGCGTGACCCTGGTACTACTGGTCGATCGGCCTTCACTCGGTTATATAAAGTATTCGGTTCTGACCCTTCGGTGATACAGGCTATCGAACAACTGGCTGATGAGAAGCGGTCCCTTGCTGAAGCGGCTGGTAATCTTGTTGAGGATTGGGTGAACCAAGGGCAACCGCCTAGTATGGTAGATGCTGAAACTGGTGAATACATCAAAGAAATCCCGGCGGACCCAAATTATGATAGCTTACCTCAAAACGTTAAGGATGATGTGAACTTACTGAGGTTGGAACTTGCCCTTGCCCCACCGCGTCGACCAGGGGCACCGGTGAGGACAACTCCGGACCCAACTCGGATAGTTAGATGGCTTAAGAAAATCGGCTTGTTCGCTATGGACATAGGTAATATGATACGTGCTATCCGAACATCGATTGACTTATCCGCCGGCCGACAGTTGGCACCTTTGATAGTGTCACACCCTGTTAAGTTTACCAATGCAGTTAGAAAAGCATGGTCGGCTATGTGGTCGCCTAATTCGGCTGATGCCGCATGGACTCGGATAACAAATTCAAATCTATACAATTTGGTATACCAAAAGGGGCTTAAAGACTACGGTGGCGGCCCCGGTGGAGGTAAAGGTGACTTCTTGCGACCTCATGTTATAAACCCGGATGCGGCAACACCTGATGTTGCACTTGGAGAAGAGTTCGGTCAAATGAAGGGGCAAGAACGCCTGATACCAAAACTAGTTGAGGGTGAGTTCACCGAGGGATGGCAAACACTTGCCCAAAAACTATTTGTCGGTGTGCGAATGTCTGAACGTGCATTTATTACTATGACTAATGATATGACTTGGGCACTCTATGAGGCACGCCATGAACAATTACTCCAAGAACGCGAGGATATTATTGATGGTAAGCGTAAAGGTGATATCCCGGATATAGTCAAGGAAATGCACGAATGGGCGGTGTATCTTGCGGAAATGACCGGTCGTGCCAGCCTTGGTAAAACACTATCAGGCGGTGCCAGGTTCCTCAACGCTTTCTTCTTTGCACCGAGACTTATGGTATCACGCTTGGTGGCGCCGAGGCACCTGTTCAATAGTAACAAATATATCCGCAAACAAGCATGGAAAGATATGACCACGTTTATCGGTATGTTCACCGGTGTATTATTACTCGGTAAACTGCTTGACCTTTGGGAAGTTGAGTTTGACCCACGTAGTGCCGACTTTATGACCGCCAGGGTGGGGAATACTCGTATTGACCCTTGGGGCGGTTTTAAGCAATATGCGGTGCTGTACTCCCGGCTGGCATCTATCATAATCGCACAAGTGGACCCAACTGTAGAAACCATGAAATCATCGACGACCGGTGCAACCAGTGATACAGATATCGGAAGCATCCTCTTTGATTTTATGAGAAGTAAAGCTGCACCAATGTCCGCTGAAGCCCTTAATTTCTATACCGGTAAAAACTATGTAGGTGAAGAGATAGATGTTAAAAATCCGAGGCAATGGCTTGAGGCAACGTTACCGTTCTCCGTACTTGATATCATGGAATCGTTCCTAGAAAACGAGTTCGCTGGATTAGGTGTTGCACCATTCGCTTTCATAGGAATGGGTGCCCAAACATATACTGGTGATTGGAGAGAGGACTTTGCCCTTCTCGGTACGCAAAAATATGAGGACAACGAATTTTACGGTGATGTAATCCCTCTATACGATGTTAAGGATTTTTGGGCTGATAACGCTGCATCGTTCTCCGGAACCGACCCTGAATTTGCCAGTGAGGATAGGGGCTTTGAACCTTATATGATTAAATTCGTTGAGGCGGTATTCTTAAAGAATGAAACGCTTAAGCACATACCATCGCAATCTGTAATCGAACTCAATGCCGACCCTGCCGAGGGTTCTACTTTCGAGGACTATTATGCACTATGGCAACAAAGGCAAGCCCTGGTAGCTGCTGGCGACCAAGCTGCTTTAGAAGCATTCGATAAAGGTGAAACACCGCACGGTGATGTTACCTCGAAAGCATATATGGGTAATATGACACAATCGCAATATTCATTACTCAAACAGTATTATCTACTCGATGAGTATGACCAGCCTGACTTCTTAGATGTTCACCCGGAACTCACCCAAAACCGGCAACAGGAATATTTAACCGACCGACCTGATGAAAACGCCTTACTTGCCATTTGGGGACAGGCACCAATTTACTCAAAACAAGCCCTAACAAGGGCTGAGAGCCTTGTTAAAGAGTTAGGCATACCAGAGATATCGGTTACAGAATATCTGCCCAACCCAACGATTGCAAATGAATACTTTGAGCGCATAGATATCGTTAATGAATTTGGCCGTGGATCTTGGGAAGATAAGTTGTACCTCGCCGAGAACCCTGACCTAAACGACTTCCTTGGGTATAAAGAAACCGAAATACCGATTGAAGTATTGCAGTTACAGGTAGACCATCACGACCTCTTCATAGAACTTGATGGCTACAGCGATGAAACATCTGATTTTTATATCGCGGATGATGAACTACGGGCCCAAGCGATAATAGATTTAAGGCAAACAGTGATAGAGGCTGGTGAACATTTCACAGAACTACCAGCGGATACCGAGTTCAGGGATATAGAACGCACCATAGATATCGTAAAACTCGGATACGGCGCCGATGATGATATAGTTGCGTGGCACGTAGGCTATATGAGGCTTGAGGATGCCGGGGATACCATAGGCGCTAAACTGTACCGCGTTGACAATCCTGAATACAATGATATGCGTACCAGTGAACTCATTTGGGGTGACTCAAAACTTCAACCTATTGATGAATCCCGCATACCGATATGGCGGATATCCGATACCTATAAAGAACAGGATAATCAATACCAATCTATACTTGACAAGTACAGTCAAGACCATACAAGTCGTGACAAGGCTATAGCAGATTTCCTTGCTTTGCCGGAAAACAGCGATTACCGTACCGCGAGGCTTGAACGTGCGGGATATGAGTTAGGATATACGGACCCTGCCGAGTATGTGGAGTATATGAACTTACCTGATACTGGTCACTGGCGAGATAGGTTCAGGCATGAACACCCGGACTTTGATGCCATTCTTACCGAGGCTCACGGGCTCACGGCGGTAGACCCATCAACTATTCCAAATATAGAATATGACCAGTTATACCAACAATATCAGCCTTTATTTGATGCGTTTGCTGACCGAACAGGTGATGCTCTTAATCTGAATGCTGTTAAATGGTCTGATAAGATGGTGGCTGATGGGTTGTGGGATGCCGATACAGCCGAGGCGTTTAAGGAAATCTATTATCGCCGTCAAGCGTGGGGTGTGTTCATGCCAGAAGAGTACGTGGACAACTATGTAGAATATTATCTACTGCCTCAAACGGGATGGGCACAAGAACGATATCTCGCGGACCACCTGGAGTTCTATTATAAGATTAAAGAGGTTAAAGAGTGGACTGATACTATAGAGTTCGATAAAGTGCCGACTGAAGAGGTCGAAGATTTATATGATATCTATATAAATGACCCGGAGGTAAGTGCCACAGCGAATACTCGCCTTAATTTCCGATATGAGAACCCCGCACTAGATGATTGGATGATGCAAACAGGTAAGGTTTCAGTACCGGCATGGCAACGTGTCGAACTTACTGAAGCTGATAGAAACGCATTAAAATTGATAGCTCTACAGGAAGAATTTGAAAATCTAAACCTTGATGAATTATTAGAACAACTTAGGAGGTAGAATGAAAAGTAAAGCTAGGACTTGACAAATTAGATAATTTGTCCTATATAAATAAACAACAAGGAGTGATCTAATGGCCGAGAAAGATAAAAACCAAGTGATAGCCACTCAACCTGGTGACAATCCGAATCCGCCTGATGGCAAAACCTATTCTAAGACGGAAGTTGACAAGATGGTAGAAAAAGCGGTCCGAGAGGCTACCGGCAAACAGGGGCAAACGTTCAAACTGGAAAAAGACAATCTGAACGGTAAGATTAAGACCCTGACTACTGAAAACACTAACCTCAAAGGAACCGTTGAAGGACAAAAAATGGAGGTTGAAACAGTCAATAATACTCTTGATGAGTTGTCGAAAGACGACCCTGATAAGAAAAATATTGCTCGATTGACCCGTGATTTGACTTCTGCCAAGAAGAGTGTTCAGGTTGAGAAAAGAGAAAACGCGGCGGCAAAAGTTGAGATTGAGGCAAGCAGAAACGATTTAGATACAGACAGACGCGAAGTCTTCATTTCAAAGATAGCAGCCGAATATAAAGACAGCAATATTGAAGCACTCACAGAAATTTGCGATACGTTTGGAGTAGGGGCTGACATCGATAAAATCCGCAAAGCGGCAGAAACTAAGTGGGAACCATTGAGTGCAGAACCAGAACCAGAGACACCCGATGTTCCTGTAGATTCTAACGATAATAGCGGAGGCGATCACCTTTCCGACACAGACTATTTGACGGCCTATGGTGAAGGTAAAGTCAATGACCACGCCAGGGCTGAAAAAATACTCGCAAATTTGTAAAAAGTGAGGGCTAGTTAAATGGCTACAGGAAATACGACCACTGATGCATTAGCCGATAGTTTACCCACTCTGATTGCTTCGGCTCGAATAGTAAGGGAAAACGAGGGTGTTATGCCCCAACTATGTGACAGGGTTACTTTGGGAGAGGGCGTTGGCCTATCCTGGAACGAGGTAAGTCTTGCACAGTTGACCGCCCAGGCGATCACGGAAACTACCGAGCTCGACAACCCGCAGCAGCTTGAAGACTCTCTAATCACGATCACACCGACCGTGGTGGGGATAGAAACTTTCATAACAGATAGGGTTGCTGCACGGATCTCCAAGAACGCACTCGCCAGAACCGGTGCTTTGGCACAGAACGCAATCCAGCGGAAAAAAGACGAAGACGGCCTCACTGCCCTTGATGGTGCTACCACTTCGCTCTCTGGTGCTGGTACCACTCTTGCTCATGGCATAATCAGCGCTGCGGTGGTAAGGATTAGCTCTAATACAACTGAGCCCGGAAACCCGCCTTACAACTGCGTGCTGCATGGCTACCAGATCAGAGATATCTCCGATGAGTTGACCGCTGGTATAGGCACTTACAACGTGGATAAAGGTCTTACCGCGAGGGTGTTCAGTGAGGGCTTCAGGGGGATGATCGGTGGCGCGAAAGTATATGAGGACGGCAATATCGGCATTGACTCTTCGGACGATGCCAAGGGCGGTGTATTCGCCAGAGAAGCCATTGTCCTCGTACAAGGCCGTGCACCTAGGGTAGAACCCAAGCGCAGACCGGAGCGTGGCGGCGGCGGAACTTCTCTTTACCACTATGATGAGTATGCCTACGGTGAGAGAAGCGCCGGAAACTGGCTGTATGAGGTATACAGCGATGCAACCGCACCTACTAGCTAGAGCTAGTTAAGACATAGCCAAAGAATATAGAAAAAAGATTGGAGATTAAAGAAATGTCTTATGGAGAATTTGGAGTACTGGAAGTAAAAGATCACTTTCTTGGCTTTGAGACGGCCACAATGGGAACAACCATGCTGCCGTGTGGTAGCAATGGCGTAAACTACGTTTCGGTAAACGAGGGTAGTTTTGCCGCAGTCACGGACGAACCTGGTGGGGTTCTTCAGATCACCACAGATACCGGCGATAACGACAACTGCTTTCTGATGATTGGCCCATTCAAACCCGCCGATGGTGGGGTTGTTATGGAAGCCAGACTGAAGATGGCCGATATCACCACCGGCGCTCTGTATGTGGGCTGGACGGAAACTCTCGATGCCACGACTCCGGTAATGCCGGCTGAGTTTGCAACCGCTACCATGACCTATAACGGGTCTGGTGGAATTGTCGGTGCACAGTTTGACTCTGATGGCACAACGGACGATTGGCGTGCTGTATTTGGTGACGGTGGCGCTGTTAATAGCGATGCCGATGCCAACGGCACCAGAGCCAATGAAGCGGCTGTCAACGATGAATACGATGTAATTCGTGTCTTTGTTGGACCGAGTGGACGCGGTGAGGTCTATCTGAACGGTAGACTGATAAAAGCGGTTGACTCGGTTGTAACCACGTCCGATGTTGGTTGGATGTGCCTGGGTATCGAGAACCGATCTGGTGCCGCAAGCGTGCTGGAAGTTGACTACTTCCTCGCCCGTGGCTATGTCGATTGGACTGTATAATTGAATAATAGGCTTCGCCGGTGTGCCTGAAACACCGGCACCTAAAATCAACTGCGGTGTTATCCGCTTTTAGGGAGAAATCAAATGGCGAAGAATACAGGTGCAATAAAACGTGGCTGGACCTAGAGCGAAAGCGATGAAGAGCTACAGGCATATTGCAATGGCACAAAGGTATTTAGTATCCACAAAACTAACGGATTGATTGTTGAAGTGGATGGTTTCGACCTTGCCGGCCAGACTTTGACCAGTGTAAATGCTTCTGGGTCTACTGATATGACTACCTGGTTGGCCGCTTCTGCTGGCGCCGATGGCTCTGATGATGAAGATCCGAAGTTTGCAATAGCAATTAAAGTCGGCGGAACTGTAGCATACGTTCCTTGTTTTGCAACTATCTAAGCGAGGTTTATAGATGCCAGGTGTTGTAGTTGGCACTCATTATGTGATTAAAGATGAGCCTTGCATGGGGTTGTATGAGATAAACGAGCAATCCCTAGGCAACAAAGGCTTCCACCGTTACCAGATCGTGCATGTGGTAAGGAATGATCGACCGGCAGAATACCGCAAAGATCTGGGTCCGGTTTCACAATTCAAAGGCATCGATCAGTTACGCATACCTGGCGGCGTGGTTGACGGTAACAAGTTTCAGATTTTACACACAGTAGGGGAACTAATGAACATAGCTGATGATTTGAGGGGTGATTGTCCCTTTGATAAAGCGGAATTAGCTGGTGTCCACAGAATAAAAGACTAACGGGAACCGATTAAAAATCGTGGAGGACAGTCTGATGGAAACACAAACAAAAGAAGAAAACCAAGCAATCGTAGATGAAATGGTGAGAGACGCGGAAAGCGCACCAGAACCAGGGCTAATAGCCACAGAGAAGGTTATTAGCCCTGGTGCCGAAACCTCTATGCCAATGGTGGCAAGCAAATTAACGAGTGCCGGTTATGTGTATATATATGACACTGTAACGCATGAGCCGAGCTTAACGAACCGGAACATGCTAACGACGCAGTTAAAGAAAAAGCGTCCAGATGGGTCAAATGTATTCACCACGCACAAGCCAAAGGAAAAACCATTCAAGGGTGCTCTCAAGTGCATGTTGCACGAAGACAACCCTGAAAGAGCTCATTATAATGAATTGGGATTGCCAACATGCAGAAAGAGTAACTTGACGGCGCCATTCCATGTAATGAGGCATATGCAGACTAGGCACAAAATGGAGTGGGGTATCATAGAGAAAGAGGCCAAGGATATCAAAGAAGCCGAGGACAGGGCTTTCCAGCGATCGATGATTACAATGGCCTCAACCGGAGCGCCGGAAGAAAAAGCTCCGCTTTATGTCTCTGATAAACCAGCCAAACCAAAGGAAAAAAAGAAGAGGCGCAAGACAAAATAGAATAAAGGGCTTCGGCGGTGTGCCTAAGAAACATCGCTACTTTAAAAAAGGAGTGTGTGTGTAATGATACACAGTTTATGGAAAGACGCAGTAATCACAATAGCAACTGACGACGATTTAACCGCAGAAGTAGACCTAGAGAAATCATACGAAACCCTGATAGTCTTAATCCCCACCTTAACCTCATCCGATCTCACTTGCTATGGCTCAGAAACCAAGGGTGGTACTTACTATGCGCTTGGGAGCAGTTTGACCGTTGCTGCGGGAACTGGTGCTTATGCCGATATATGGAACATAGGTGGGTTTCAGCACATCAAGATAGGAACTTCCGCAGGACAGGCCGCAGACAGAACCTTCCGCGTATGCGGTGTAAGGAGTTAAGCCATGCTTTCAAAACTTTATATGCTATCACAGTTGGAAGATATTTTTGGCATAACAAATACGTGGACTGCTACACAGACGTTTTCTGACGGCCTTATTGTTGCCGATAATAAGGTGGCTGCTATCGGTACGACCAGCGATGGTGTTTTATACCTCAGAACAGCGGTACTCAATGCTAATACAGCACTTACGGGTGTGCTAATCGGTACGCCTGTAACTCCTGCCTTGGCAGCTAATTCTCTCATCATATCTAACGCTACTGCTGACGGGGATATATTGCTAGCAGTTAATGACGGTGGTCACAGCCAAGGCTTGATACACCTTGACGGTTCTAGCCAGACATTGAACTTCCCCCTTGGTGCTACGTTTGGTGGTTTAGTGACAGCTAATGCCGAGATAGTAAACCAAGCTGCCTCTGGTGCTGCCGTCAATCTGTATATGTATGCTGATGCTGCCGAGGACAATGCCGATAAGTGGAAATGGGTTGTTGCTGATGGCGGTCAGATGGATTGGTATAGCTTTACCGGTGGTTCATGGGCATCTAAAATGACGCTTTCAACTACTGGCACATTGACGCTTATTAACACGACATTTCTGGCAGGTGACGACATAGCATTGTCGTTCGGTGCGGGTGACGACTCACGTATACTCTACGAAACAGCCGATGCCAACGCCAAGGCTATGATATGGGCATTGCCACACACGTCAGAGGATGCCAATAATGTGCCCGTTCTTGTGCTTGGCGACAAGGATATAGTCAACGTAAACCTTGGATTCTTCAATGGAATAACTGAGCCAGCATTGGCTATGGTAAATTCAGCCCGTGATGCTTATATGCGTATCGGTTCTGGTGATTTGAATGGGACTGACTCTTGGGGGCAGTATTACAGTCCAGCAGCCGATGAAGATGTGAACCTGTTAAGGATTGGTTTCACTGGTGGACATGGTAATGTGACTATATTCTATGATGTGAGTGCATCAGCGTTTAATTTTAATAAGAATGTGACTGTAAGTGCCTTAACTGCTAGTGCTGCTACGTTTAGTGGTGCTATTACAACAACAAGCTATATGGAATTTACTGAAATGTCTGCTCCCGGTGCTGGTGCTGCTAATAAAGCCCGTATATATGCACTTGAGGGCGGCGGTGATGCACTTACTGACCTATGTGCAGTATTCCAAGACGGCACAGTTGACGTGTTCGCACAGGAATCAACGCCTGATGATAGCCCAATATTCCGCTATGACGATGGTACTGAGTTCAAATCAGTCCTTCGTAAGATAGGTAGGGATAAGGTGCAGTTCGTAGCACAGTTTGACGATGGCACAGAGTTCGTTATGAGAGAGAAACGATGG